GAGTACCCCGCGGTAGATTCACATTTACGCCTGATGGATCAGAGATGGCTAGTGCAACTACGCCGACAATGAATGCCATGATGACGTAATTCAATTCAGTTTCTTCGTGACCAACTGTGGCTTTACAGGTTCGGCTTAGCTTCAGTGACAACTTCTGCTGTCGGACTGGAGGCTCGAGCTCCTCAAGCGGACAATACGCTATCATTTATATAAGTTTAGAGATTAATTTCCGTCTTCTTCTTTCGACGAGTTCTCTTGGGTTTACTGGCACCTACATTTACTTCCTTTACCTCACCACCTGTGGAATCACCAGAGATGGACATGATGTCGGAGAGGTCATCATCTTCCTCGATTGGTTGAGGCGCCGAAGGACCCTGACCCATTGAGGTATTCATTGGTGGTGGGGGTGGCATAGAAATCCCACCCATGAGACTAGAAATGTCGAGTCCAGGACCCTGCATCTCGTATTGCCCCGAACCACCCACAGGTGCATCAACCGCTGGACCACCCGTATTACGTGTTGTATTCTGAACCGCCGCCATCATGTTCTTCACCAAGTCTGGGTTCTGCTTCATAACATCATTCATGTTAGGCATCACAGACTTGAACATACTGTTGGTAAGGTGGAACATCATCGCAGAACCACCAAGCATCATAATCAACTTGACCTCTGGTGCTACACTGACCTTTGAGCGATATTTCACATAAAGTTCTTCAAATACGCCGTCATAGTCATCAACATTCTCCATGATAGACTCAGACCAACCCTCAAGTTGAATCTCAAATGGATTGTATCGCTTGTTCAAAAACTCAAGACCAGTTACACAGGCCACCAACATACGACGAGAGAAACGCACAGACTGTTCAACATCAATACTGTATGTAATCCTCTTGACTTCCGACCTTAGTTCATCAACACCTGAATAGGCATTCAGGCGCTTATTGACGGCAAAACCCTTCTTTTCTAAACGTCCAAGTTTATTGACAAGGTCCGCCTTTTCTTCGTCAATTGAGGTGTACCCCTTGGAAGGTTGGTCCCCATCATCACCTGGACCATGCCCCATTGGCTCATCATCATCAAACATCATTGGTTCATCCTCTCCATAATCAATCTCCTCCTCCTGTTGAGGTTGAGCTGGAGCGCTCTGTTTATTAGGATTTACAAAAGCGTCCATAGCCTCCTGAGCTTGGGAGGATTGAACAGGTCTCTGCATTGGCCGCGTAGGTCGATGAACCGTCTTTGCACGTGGTGCAGAGATTTGAATTTCATCCATAAGAGCCTGTTCGTCAGCATCTAATTTCATCACAGTTGTTTGACCTCTGTCAAGTACGATTTCTTCGTCCATCTACTGTCTATGTAGAAACTAAGAAAATCTCTTTAACGCACTTTAAAAAAATCTATGTCTATTATAAATGTTCAAACTTAACTTCAATCGCAGTGATCGAAATGCTCTCATGGCTATCGCCACATTGATGACCCTCATCTTTGTCCTGTCGTTGATGTCCGTGAAGACCGCGAAGTACCAGCCCAGGCCAATTACTATTACAGCCGTCAGTGAAGAATCTCTCTTTGATCTCAAACCTGATGTCGAATGTGTTGCTGGTGGGGGTAAAAATGGTAGCCCCTACTCGGTTGGTCTGACCCCAGGTGGTCTCTGTGGTGCCCAGAAACTCGTGAGTGCTCATGCTGGGTATGAGATTGCGGATGGAATTGGTGGATCTTTAATCTAATCTAATAATAAATGGCTTTGATCACTTCACCATCGGAGATGATTCCAGACCTAAATTATGAATATCACACAATTACAGTTGATACTCTCGATCAGGCTAGTTCTAACAGTTTCACGTGTTTTTTGAGTCAACCTCTAAAAATGTGGTACAGGCTAGATTGCTAGCTGCGAGAATTCGTACAAAGACGGCTACTGAACATTGTTATATTTCTATAGATGAGTTGAATTCTGTATTTAATGATCGTGCCAGCAACGTGTACGAAGGTCAGGCCTCGCTAGGTATGCTTCGAAACTCCTTTGCTAGTATCGCCCATGCAAATACCGTCGCCAGTGGTGCGCAGACAATCTCGTTTAAAGATGAATACTCAATTGCGACCCAATATGTAAACCCTATTCGTAGTATTGACCGTCTCACTGTCAATATTCGTAATCAAAGTGGTGTCCCTATCGTTCCCGCAACGGCTACAGATAGAAATAATTATTTTGTTCTTCGATTCGTCTGTAGGAAACCCAACCTGTAATTTTTCTCCCCTTAAATTAGTATTACCATGTCAGCAGGTGTTGTTCAATTGATTGCCGTAGGTGCCCAGGATAAATATATCATGGGCAACCCCGAAATATCTTTCTTCAGTTCAACATTCAAAAGGCATGCTAATTTTTCACAGTCCATTGAAAAACAAACCATCCATGGAGCGGTGAAAAACAATTCTATGTCCAGTATTCAGTTCGAGAGATCGGGTGATCTTCTCAGTTATGTATATTTTACACTCGATGATACGAACCAGGCCCTCGATATTCAACGATGGGACACCATTATTGATAAAGTGGAACTTTTGATAGGTGGTTCCGTTATTGATACCCAAGATGCAATCTTCACAGAGAAGATTGCGATCGATACATTTGCTCAAAATGTATCAAAGAGTTCTAATGGTACACACCCAGGTATTTCTGCACGTTCATTTTTTTACCCTCTGAGGTTCTTTTTTTGTGAGGGACCACAGTGTGCTATCCCCCTTGTAGCCCTAAACTATCATAATGTCGAACTCAGGATCCATTGGGCTACCGCAGCTACAAACTATAACGTAGAGTGTTACGCAAATTACTTCTATTTGGACAACGAAGAACGTGGACAGGTTGCATCTAGGAAACATGATCTTCTCATCACACAGGTTCAAAAAAATGTCCCCTCGAATGCGCTTGTTCAAGAACTCACCTTCAATCACCCGGTTAAATATCTCGCCTCATCTGATACAACGACAGATGGTGCACTCACATCCCCAACGAATAAGATTAAGTTAAACATTAACGGTCTCGATGTAGGCAACTATAGATGGGGTAGACCACATTTTATAGACGTCACGAGTTATTATCACACAAACTTTGTGACGTCTCCAGATTTCTTTCTCTATTGCTTCTGCCTCTCAACAAGTTCTCTCCAACCCACAGGAACACTCAACTTCAGTCGCCTTGCTTCAGCAACTATCATGAGTGAGTCTATGAATATCAATGACCCAATTTACGCAGTCAACTATAACATACTTCGGATCGAAAATGGAATGGCTGGTCTACTTTATGCAAATTAAAATACAACACTATATTAATGGTCAAGAACTTGCCGACTGTGGAACGTTCAACCAAAATTAGGTTTGGTAAAAATGCCCAAGAAGACCAGGGTGAGAATACGATCGTTTTTAACGCCAGTGATGAACAGATTGATGCGACACAATCGGGATCGGTGTACATGACCCCTTTACGTCAAGTGCTTGATATTTCCGATCGAGGCAACAAGATCCTCACGTATAACCGAGATACAAAAGAGTGTCTGATTCTGGGGTGGCTGCCGTAGACGTTTTACAACCAAATTTACAGCCACGACAAACCTCGGAAATACACGACAACACATCGAGTTTAGATACCGTGACGAGTCTCGTGACGACCGCGAACGTAGGTATCGCAAATTCTTCACCAGTTCATACCCTGGATGTAGGTTCGAACCTCTATGTCGATGATACAGGTTCGAATGTCCTCGTCGTGAATGGAAATACAAACATTAAGGGAGATATCGTCGTCCAAGGAAACGCTCAAATCAATGGTGTCATCACTGTGATTAACACTGAAAACCTGACTATCACAGATGCCATAATAGAATTGGGAAGAAACAATACGGTTGGGGATACAACAATCGACCTCGGTCTTATCATGACTCGACCAGGTTCAAACGTCACTGTAGGATTTAGAGAAGTTGAGAATGAGATGGTACTCGCCTACACACAAAGTAGTGCGTATAGTAATACCATTACTCCACTAACATCTGAGACCCTGGATGTACATGTGTACGGTCGTGTTCTCACCGAGTCTAATGTCGGGATTATGAACACGAGTCCCGTTCACACTCTAGATGTAGGATCCAATCTTTTCGTGGATGAATATGGTTCAAATGTGTTAGTTGTCACTGGAAACACGAGTGTGAGTGGTGACCTCACAGTCGATGAGGGTTCATTTCACGTGAACACAGTGAACAAGTACATTGGACTTGGAACGGTGACCCCCTCTGCCAACCTTCACGTCATCGGTAATGTGTATGTTTCTTCAAACCTGACTGTGGATGGGGATACCCTTCACGTCGATGCGGAGAACGATTCAGTTGGAATTAACACTAAAAATCCTAATGCAGAATTGCACGTTGTTGGTAATGTGTATGTTTCTTCAAACCTGACTGTGGATGGGGATACCCTTCACGTCGATGCGGAGAACGATTCAGTTGGAATTAACACTAAAAATCCTAATGCAGAATTGCACGTTGTTGGTAATGTGTATGTTTCTTCAAATTTAACCGTGGATGGGGATACCCTCCATGTAGACTCCACAACCAATTCCGTAGGAATTGAGACAAAAAACCCCTCAGCCAATCTCCATGTTGTTGGTAATGTGTATGTTTCTTCAAACTTGACTGTGGATGGGAATACCCTCCATGTAGACGTTGAGGCTGACCACGTTGGTATCAACACTAAAAACCCTGATGCAGAATTGCACGTTGTTGGTAATGTGTATGTTTCTTCAAACTTGACTGTGGATGGGAATACCCTCCATGTGGACTCCACAACCAATTCCGTAGGAATTGAGACAAAAAACCCCTCAGCCAATCTCCATGTTGTTGGTAATGTGTATGTTTCTTCAAACTTGACTGTGGATGGGAATACCCTCCATGTGGACGCCGAGAACGACTCCATTGGAGTCGGGACCAAAAACCCCTCAGCCAATCTCCATGTTGTTGGTAATGTATATGTTTCCTCAAATTTGACTGTGGATGGTGATACCCTCCATGTAGATGTCGAGGCTGACCACGTTGGTATCAACACTAAAAACCCTGATGCAGAACTCCATGTTGTTGGTAATGTATATGTTTCTTCAAACCTAACTGTGGACGGGAATACCCTCCATGTAGATGTCGAGGCTGACCACGTTGGTATCAACACTAAAAACCCTGATGCAGAACTCCATGTTGTTGGTAATGTATATGTTTCTTCAAACTTGACTGTGGATGGGAATACCCTCCATGTGGACGCCGAGGCTGATCATGTTGGTATCAACACTAAAAACCCTGATGCAGAACTCCATGTTGTTGGTAATGTGTATGTTTCTTCAAACCTAACTGTGGACGGGAATACCCTCCATGTGGACGTGGAGGCTGACCACGTTGGTATCAACACTAAAAACCCTAACGCTGAACTCCACGTTGTTGGTAATGTGTATGTTTCATCAAATTTAACCGTGGATGAGGATACCTTTCATGTGGATGTGGAAAACAAGTCCGTTGGAATTGAGACCAAAAACCCTGACGCCAACCTTCACGTTGTTGGTAATGTGTATGTTCCTCAACTTAACTGTGGATGGTGATACCTTTCATGTGGACGCGAGCTGACATGTTGGTATCAT